GTCCTTAATGAACGTTGCGCCTTCCCGGGGCCACATACTTCCCACTGGCCGTGCGCTGCCTGATGGCAGCCCCGAACTCTGCGAGCTTGAACTGCCATTACGCATTTACCACGCCTTGCGGCGGGCGGGGTATAAATACATTAAACAGGTTCAACATCTTTCCTATGGTGAGTTGTTGCTGATCGACAGAATTGGGGAGTTTAGCGTCGGCGAGATTTTCTATGCTCTGCGGCGGTGGCAACAGGAGTCAGGCAATGCCGGTTCATCGGCTGGGGATTGCACGGTGATGCCTGAGCCAGTCGCGGTTGATCCTAAGAGTCTTCAGTCGCTGGTCAATGCCTTTTATGCCTGCTACACAGACCAGGAACGCATTGCGGCATTGCTGTTACAGGCTGCCCACCTAATCGACTACGAGGGAGCCTACCGGCTGCGCTCATTGGCAATGGCCCTGCTCGAGGCAGAAGATATCCAGACGGCCTCCTCATGAAACCGCCCTTGTGGAGCCCGGAAGAGGACGAACACCTGCTGCAGCTTTGCGGCGATGTTCCGAGCGCCATGCTTGCAGGCGTTTACAACCAGTGGGCGTCTCGCTATGGCTTCCCGCAACGCACAGCTAAAGCGCTGGCCGTCCGGGCCGCCAAGCACAGAGCGCAGCTGAGGGCCGTTGGAGCTTGGATCACTACCGGTGGGATGGCTGCAGTTCTTGGCCTGCGGCCTTCGACGGTCAACAGCTGGACACGCCGTTACCCCGATCTCCCCTGCAAGCGGTTTGGTCGCCAGAAGGTGCGTTACATCAACCGGAACCAGTTCAAGAAATGGGTCCAGAACGGACACCTCGGCCTGTTGGGCGGCATTGAGCGCTTTCGGCTGGTGATGCTGTTCGACGACATCGCCCTGGCTGAAGAGATCGTCAGGGATTATCCGGGTCGTCCGCAGGGTGTGGAAGCTACGGCAAAGGGCGTTCGGTGCCTGGATGATGGCCGCGTGTGGCCGAGCATTATGGCCGCGGCCCGGGAGGTGTATGTGGCCCACTCGACGCTTTGGCGGGGCCTGTTGCTGCACAAGCCTGTCGTTGGCTTGCGATTTGAGCTGGTTGACCCTGGTTTGGAACAGTGAGGGCCGGCACATCGTTTTCCCATCGCAGCGCATACGGGGGCAGCACGTGCTCATAGGGCTGGATCGTGTACCAGCGATGACCACAAGCCTGGCAGCACCTGCGGCGCACAATCCCATCAGATGTATGCGTCGTCATGACCACACGCACACGGGCGCTGCGGCACCCCGGGCAGTTGACTTGAACAGCACCCATCAGGCTCAAGAAGCAGGCAGAAATAGGATTCTGGCCAGCCTGAATGTGGTGCAATAGGGACCAGGCCTTCGGTACGGTTTCAGAGCAGCCCCATCGAAAGCCACTCACCGCGCCCCCCTTACGGATGATGGGCCGACCTGGCAGGGCCATGCTTGCACAAAAGCCCCGGTGGCAGCCGGGGCTGGTCAGTTTCTGTGCCTTGAGTCAGATCCGGCCGACGTAGCGGGCGTAGGCGTACCCCTCTGTATTTACGTAGATGGTGGGCCTGCCGGGGGCCTGAACAGCCACCACCTGTGTGAAGCAGTGGCCCTGGAAAAACTCCATCAGCAAGGGGTTTCTGTACCAGGTGACGGGATCCTCGGCGTCGGCGCCGTGTTCGATACACAAGGCAGCGAAATCGGCCCTGTCTTCTCCCAGAAGAGTGCGGCCGCCGATTCGCTTCCAGAGATCATTGTCAGCCATGAAATTCTGGGTGACGGCGTTCCACTCACGGGCGGTGAGCTTGACCACTTTTTCAACCACGCAATTTTCGCGGTAATAGCGGCGTTCGATCTCTTCGTCGTTGCGCTGCAAGGTGTCGTTTTTGTTGAGGGCCGGGAAGCGCACGGTGACAAGCGTGCCGACCGTGATCTGTTGCTTGATAGGCATTGGAGTCTCGCGATGGAATGCCGGGAGCCTCCCCCCGACGCTTTTGATTGTAGCAGACCCGTTACGGCTTTGGAAGTGCCCAGCCCAGCTCCTGGGTCTGGCTGCAGCTGGAGACCCTCACCAGTTCTCCGCGGCGTGCCTGGTAGCTGGCAGCGTGCTCACGGGCCCGCTCGAGCAGCTCTCCCTTCGCCCCTTTGGCGGGCACGAAGGTGAGGTCAGACCAGAACAGATTGGCGATCCGGGCATAGTCTCCGGCCACCTCACGGCCACGATCGCAGTAGACCAGGCCGGTGGGCATGTGGCAGATGAAGAGTCGATCCATCACTGCACCTCCTGGTCGGCTAGGTCATCAAATAGTTCGTCAGGGTTGAGCCAATGCCCTGTCAGCTGGCCGTAGAGCCGCTCCATGCGCAGGAGCTGGCAAGGCCGAATCCCGTCAGGCTGCATCGCCGCGGCCATAAAGGACTGTGCATCTGTTGCGCGCTTGAAGTAGGCAATCGGCTCTGGATCGCCCGCGCATATCACTCGAAACTGGTAACCGCCCATCACTGCACCTCCTGCTGGGCGCGCTGGTCGTCTACGGGCACCGGGATCGGCACCGGCACCAGGGCCGCTTCCGCAGCGGCCTCGGCTTCTCGTTGGGCCTGGATCACTGCCCAGCCGGCCAGCCCGGCCGCGGCAATGTCCATCCAGTCGATGGGATTCATGGGAACACCGGCTACAGGGCCGGTCGATGGAACGCCGGGAGCCTCCCCCCGGCTTTCATAGTGTAGCAGGTCCGTTATGCGTTTGGGGTTGCTGGCGCTTGCACTCGAGCATGTCCAGCAGTAGGTCTGGGCCTTGATCTTGCTCAGATCGACGCGCTGCACGTTTGGCTGCGTCATATGTGAGCTGGACACCGCTACCTCGCAGCCTGCCGCGGCTGTCAATCAGCTGCCACGAGTAGACGGTGCGGTTGTCGAAGGCGCGGATAGTGGGGATGACGTTGATCTGCATGGCTCGGTAGCCGGGTAGGTGATGGTGAGCCCCTTACGGGGCCCTGGTGCAAGCTCAGCGGACTGGAACAGAGAAAATTTCGTTCAGTGCCCAGCCTTTACGTTGGAGCTCTTTGATTGCCGTCTCTGGAGCAGCGCTCCAGCGGAACACGCGAGGGCCTCGCTCAGGCCAGATGATGCCGACGCAGTGGGTGACAGCGCGGGTGGACTTCTTGGTCACCGTGTCGCCGTTTGGAAGGGTGGCGGTGAAAGTGCGGTTGGGGCTCATGGCTTCCTGGCCTGCGATGTAACGCCGGGGCCTCCCCCGACGCTTTTGATTGTAGCAGACCCGTTACAGGTTGGCGCGCTTTGAGCGCCGGTAATCAGCAATCCGCTGGCGCTGCCATTCGCGTCCTTCAGGGGTCTTGCGCCAGCAGGGGGTGCAGAGAGCCCCATGGCTGCCGGTGCAGGCAGCCCCGCAGCTCGAGCAGCTCAATCGCTCAGCAGGAGGCAGCTGGCCGGCCTGGCGCTGCCGCCAGCGCCGCTGCCGGTCGGCGTTGGTAGGGTCAGCGGCCATCTAGGGCCAGCAGGCGGGTGAGTAGGTCAGTCATCGGTTTTCAGTGGCAAAGGCTTCCATTTCTTCAGCAATGGCGTGAAGGGTGTAGACACAGGTCAGACCAAGCCAGTCAGGATCACATTGATCTGCGGCAGCACGTAGCACAGCAGCACAGGCGGTCAGCTCTCCAGTGTCGTACTCAAAAGGGGAGTTCTCATAGGCCTCAAGGATGGACTTGGCAGCAGCGGAAAGATCAGCCATCTAAAGTCTCCAAGGCTTTGGATAAATAAAAGAGTTCAGGTACAGACACTGTCTGATCGGCGCGGCAAGACATTGTTACTGTCAATCGCAGCGTCTGCCGTATTAGCGGCAAGCTGTAGGTCGTGAACCATCTGCCACGGCTCATAATTCCAGCCATTAGCTTCGGACTGCTCGATCCGGCGTTTCAGCCAGTCCGCAACAACGCGCAGGGTCAGTGAGCTGTAGTGCGCTGAGATGCACGAGCCTGGCGTGCATGTTGCCACCATCTCCCACAGCTCACGCTTGTCGGTGAAGGCGTCAGGCAGGTCGCTGATCTCTTCATCTTCCATCCACTGGGGTGGGTTGGCTCGAAGGGTGTTGGGGGTGAGGTCAGTCATCGATCAAGATCAAGCTCCTCCAGCAGCCAGCGTGCTGTAGCACGACCCGCACCAACGTTTCGTCCTTCCAGCCAGGCGGCTACTTCACGGATCGCGGCGCGGGCTTCAGGCCGCCAGTTAAGTGACGTATCACCACAGTCCGCCGTGACGCAAATTGCATCTGCCACCCGTTCCACCAGGGAGCTGGCGGGAGGTGCCGAGGGTTCCTCGGCTACTGGCTGCTCCGCCAACCGGCAATACGAAGTGCCTTCGCCGCTGGTGACAACATGCGGGCAGGTGGCGCCAGCCTCCAGTGCTTCGACCCTGGCGCGTAGTTCCAGCAGGCAATCGTCAGTGCTGCTGACTTGTTGGGCGTAGCGCTCAACCGTGGCCCAGTGCTCGGGGGTGGAGCGGTGTGGTTTGGTCATCGTGACTTCCTCACGCAGCAACCAGCATTGCGACCAGCTCGCGCTTGGCCACCTTGCGGCGGCAGCCCGCCATGGCCATCAATTGCCGATGAGACAGGGTTTCCAGCTGTAGCCGTTGATCTGGCTTTGCAGCTGTTGGCCTTGCAGGAGCCTGGGGTAGAGGCCGCGGCCGCACGATCAGCCGGGCATAGGCCCTTCCCAGGCGCTCACTGAAGGCCACCAGGGCATCCCAGCCCCTACGGGTGCCGCGGCCTGCCAGCAGCGTCAGCACAATCAGGACCTGAAGGCCATGCAGCACGATTCGGCCGACTTCAGGCCAATCAATCTGCTCATGCGCCCATCGGATGCCGCAGACGCAAAAGCCAGCGATGCGGCCCGCTCGTGCCGCAATGGTGGGCAGGGCTGTTTTGGACATCAATGCAGCCGGGTGAATCCCGGTCGAAGGTGAACGAAGTGCTGGAGCAACTCATGCGCTCAACAGCAGGATTTCCTTGAGGCCTTCGCCTCGCCATCAACCATAGCATCCATGATCATGGATGCCTAGCCCGGTATTGCGTGATCAGACCATGCTCACCCAGCTGGAATCCAAGGGGCGCTGAATTGATCCAGCGTGGCAGGCCAGCGCCAGGGCCATAACGGCGTCATCGTGCTGTCCGGCCGCGGCCTCGCGTTTGCCTTTATCGGTCTGTCGAAAATTGCGCATTTCCTTCCCCAGGTAGCAATCTGGCGGAATCGTGAGTTCTTGTGCTTCGAGAAGCAGCACAATGCGATCGGTCATCAAAACCTTGGTCACTTGGCTGGTGGAAATCTCCTCGACCAGGCAGGAGGGCCGCATGAGGCAGAGTGCCTCTCCTAGTGCCGCGCCGACACCGTTTTTCTCGACGCAGACCATCGCCGGCTGGTATTGGTCGTACAGGCGCGCGGCGTTGCGGAGTCCGTAATCCCGGGAGGTCTGGTTTTCGTAGAACCCTGCGACTACTTTCCATGGGTTGGCTGATACATCCACCACCAGCACGGCGAAATTGTCGTTGCCGCCGCCATTGGGGTCGATTCCCATGACGTAGCAGTGGCCCCGCTTGGGGTTTTCCCAGCCGCCCGAGGCTTCAGCCAGCTCAATCAACTCATGGGCAAAGATCTCGAAATCGCTGGCGGCGAAGTCGAGTTCATATTCTTGCGCCCACTGCTTCATGGTGAGCTGCCGGCGGCGACGTGTGTTTTCTGCCCAGTCCGGATCACCCCCGTAGATCGGGTGTTGGCTGTAGTGGATTGCAACTTTGGCAAATTGGTTGTCAGGGCTGATTTGCAGCCTTGGCACCTGGCTGGCGCCCATCGGGGTCGGATCGACCACCATCTCCCCGTGGTCTTCCTGCCAGTGATCACTGAACGGCCCGGACCTGCCGTTGGGGGTCGTCACCCAGACGTGTCGGGCCCGATCTCCCAGCATCGAGGTGGTGGGCAGCGCACCGGTCTCGATGCCCTGCAGCTTGTCGATGAAGGCAGCCTCATCGAAGAGGATGAAGCTGGCGGATGGAATACCCCGGGCGGCCCGTTCGGTCGGTGGCAGGAAATGAAGGCTGCCGGCGCCTTGAAACACGATCTTGCGCATCGAGTCTTTTGAGAATTTCGGGCACCTGTCCCGAAGGGTGGCTGCCTGGCCCTTGATCCGAGCAGCGAGCTCAGAAGCATCGTCGCCGGTCTTGGAGAAAACCACTCCGGTCCAGGCCGGCTTGCGGATCGCCTGGCTGAGCATGTAGCTGATTACCGTCTCACTAACTCCGGTCTGACGGCTTTTGAGCACGTAGGTGTTGGTGCAGCGCCGGATCGTACGCACCAGATCTACCTGATAGGCGTATGGGTCAAAGGGGACATACTTGCCTCCGGAGGCCACCAGCGTCTCGTGGGCGAATTTGGGCCATTGCTTGGGCAGGGTGTCCCACGGATTGACCTTGCGGCTGGCGGCCCGCACCAGCGGTTCATTCGTGTACCAATGCGCCAGGCTGGGGCCCGAGAAGTCTCGTTCATACAGGTGCTGGCATCCTTGAGCCACGATCAAAAGTCCTCTTCAGGATCCTGCTCAACATTTGAACCGGAACCGTTGAAGGTGATCTCTGGAGCGTGCTTGACCCAATACTGGGCAATTTGAGCGTTGGCCTGGATCATCGCCATCGGGTTCCGTTGGCTCACGGCAAGCCGGTAGGCCTGCTCGAAACGGCCCAAACAGATGGCGGCAATGCGCTGTAGGTCCAACTGACTCATCGCTCCCACCATCGTGTCGTAGGCCGCGGCCACAATGCTGCGGGCGGCCTTTTCACCTAGGCCCCACTCGTTGGTCGCGTACTCGCGCAGCTGCTGGTTACCCCAGCCAGCATTGATGAGTTGCACGATTTTTCGCACCCGGTACTCACGCTCTGCCTTGGTGGTGCGGCTCGATTTGATCAATCGCGATTTTTGCTCAGCCACCGCTTAGAAACTGATCTAGGACAAGTTGGAGCCGTTGTTCCGTGGTGCGCGGTTTCGGTAGTGCCGCGGATAGCTGTTGCAATGATTGCAGAAAGGTCTCAAAATCGCCGACCTCCTCGAAAGTGAGCTTCACCTCTAGCTTCCCCTGGCTTTTGCCCTTATCGTCGTCGCTTACTTCTTCTTGATTAAGTTCTGCCATGAGCTCATCGAGCTCAGAGCCCAGGAAGAAATTTTCGAGCTTTAAGTCAGGGTCTTCGTCGGCGAGGGCTGCCAGGGTGGCCGCGTCCCATTCCGAGAGGTCGGAAGATCGATTGTCCGCAATGGCATAGCGCCGTTTCTGCCGCTCATTGAGATCAGTCCTCTGGACGGCCACGAGCGTGTTGCCATCCGCTGGAACGATTAGCACTTGATCGATGCCGATCGATGCCGCGGCCTCCAGCGTGCCGTTGCCGGCGAGCACCGTACCGGCCTCGTCAATGACGATTGAGCGGGCAGCGCCGAACTCCGAGAGGCTGTTTTCGATCAGCGCAGATGAGCGCTCGGTGCGCCGGCGAGCATTCATCGTATCGGGCTTCAATTCCCGCAATGAGGTCAGCCGAGCCGGCGATGAATCGGGGATAATGCCAGTGCCTGACTGGGCTTTTGCCCCGTTTTGCCGTGTGCTCATAAGGTAAGCGCTCCTCCGAGTAGTTTACTTATGAGCACACGGCCCTAGGCGACGCCTCCTGTGACACACGACGGTCGACTGGTGGTGGGGTATGCGCGTGTTTCCACGACACAGGATGCTCAGGACATCAGCATCGAGATGCAGGTTGCTGAATTTGAGCGCCTGGGCGTGGATCAAGTCATCAGTGAGCGCAGGAGTGCCTCCAAAGGTCATCGACCCGGATGGGCCGAACTGCGTTTGATGGTTGCCCGCGGCCAGGTCCGTCGCGTTTTGATCGCAGATCTGTCGCGCTTGGCGCGGGATGGCAGCGACATGCAATTTCTTGAAGAATGCGCAGCTGCTGGCACTGAGGTCCGCGATCTGTTCGGGCAGCTCTGGGAGAACCAGACGATCAGCGGCTTGCTCTCCAGTGGTGTGACGAGTTTGATGAATCGGGTGCAGGCCCGCATGATTGGCCTGAAGTGTGCCGACGGGCTACGTCGCCGCCGCGAGGCAGGATTTCTTGCCAGAGGTCGCCTGCCCTTTGGCTATCGGGTTGTCAACTGCCAACCGGCGATGGATCCAGACACCTGGGAGCAGGCGCGATGGCTGTTTGAGTTGACCCTTGAAAAGCAAATGGCTTTTCGATTGGTCATCCGGGCCTTGCCTGATGATTTCCCGTGGATTCCCACCGTTACCGGCCTTCTGAATTGGGTGCGAAACCCGATGCTCCGCGGAGGGGTGGGTTACGGACGCAGGCAGGTCGGAGAGTGGGAAAGCGTGGAATGGGGTCGAGCACCGCGGCTGATCACAACCGAGGAATATCAAAATGCGATGCGGTTTTACCTGGCGCGGCGGGAGACAAAAACCCGCGAACGGAAGGGTGCAGAGGCCCATCTGCTGACCAGTCTGTTGCGTTGCGCCAGCTGCGGGAAAAACATGGGCTGGAAAACCCCGCGGCGGGATACCCATGCGACTCGGTATCAGTGCCGAACTGTCTCATGCCGCCATTGCGGAAAAACCGTGCGCGAAGACTTGGTTCGAGCTGAGCTGGCTCGTGTGCTGGTCAAGCAAGCAAAGAAAATGGCCGAAGCTGTGATGGATGACACGCCGGTTGAAATCCCCCCAGAAGAGGCGCGATTAGGCGAGCAATTAAGGCAGCTTGAGGATCTCGAGGCCCAGGGAGTTCCGAATTTGCGCAAAGGGATTCTCGGTCTACGCGATCAGATCGCCTTAATGCGCATGGATCGAATCGTGGATCCTTGGCTCACACCCGATTACCAAGACATCTTTTCCAGCGAAAGATGTTTTCTGCTTTCGAGCGACGCCGATTTACGACCGGTTTTGCTGCGATTCGTCAAACGGGTTGATTATCAGCCCAGCAGCGGAGTAATCCGTGTTGTGCTGCGCTGAGAGTTCGCGCGCACGTCGCTCGAGTTCCTGGTTGGCAATGTTCCGCAGCGCTTCTGCCACCGTCAGCGGGGGGCGGCTTGCGTTTCCATTGCGGCTCGCATCAATAATCACTTTTTGTGCCCTGATTTTTTGGATTGCTTGGGTTTTGTTGCCGCGGCCCGGCGATTGACGGAGCGGACATGAGCTGCGATGACGGCCTGATCACGGCCTGGTGAATCCGGGATGCCTGCCTTGTCAAGGATTTGAGTCCAGTTCATGGTCAGGCGGTTGCCGGATAGGAGTCGACAGGTGAGCAGTGAGAACCGGGCCAGTCACGGATGACGCCCGTTTCAAGGATCTGGACCCGATACCAGATCTGTCTGCGGCCGAGCTTATCTGATCTCGTGGATGCCTCAAGAATCCGTCCATGCTCCTGGATGGTTCTTACGCCGCGTGCTTGACGCAGAACGATGGTTCCAGGCTGGAGGGCTGTGATGCGATTGGAAGGCATGGGTTGCTGTAGGTACTTGGGGTGTGGCTAATCAGCCCAGTGCTTGGAGCTGCCTGGCAAAACGAGCGCGATCCAGAGCGTCG